TCTTTGGGCGGTGTTGCAAGTACATTGGCACAAGCAACAGGGGCTTTGAATAACGTATTGAGTATATTGCCGAACGGCGGATTATCTCCAAGTTCTATTTCGAATTTATTAAATGCTGGTATTTCTCAAAGTTCTGTTTCTAATATCAACAGCATATCACAAAACAATGTAAATTTGTCTCAATATTCTATTGCTACAATTGCTTCGGTTACAAGTGTTTTGGAAAAGGCAAATATATCACAAAGTGAAATTAATCAAATTCAAATCCTTCTTTCAGAAATTATTTTAAATTGAGATAAAAAATGTCTATTGATCCCTCTCTACCTCAAAGTTCTTTAACGCCGCCTTCTAATATTAACGTAAAGTTGCCGCCTCAACCAAATCCTTTGGCGGGTAGAGCAACTCATGATTATCCTATGATTTCAGGAGAAACTAAACCTAACGGTCATACTTCTTTTTGGTCTCAATTTGGCGACGCGGCTTCTCATTTTTCGGCCGAAATTGGTTTTACCGGTGCATATAAAGTTATCGAAAACGGCGCAAAAAAAATTGTTCATTCTTTAGAAAACGCTGTAGGTTACAACTACGGTAAAGGTCAATCAAACCATCAGGATGGGCACCAAGATAATAACTCAGAAGGTAACACAAACAACAATACAAAAAATGATCATGCATTAAAAGCCGGTGGCGATTCTTATAAAGGTTCTGGAGGCGTTGAACAAAACGGTACAGGCGGCGATGGTAGTTTTAATAATAATACTGGTGGGTCTACGTTTGAAACGACAAGTGGAGATCACGTTAAACAGCACGATGGACATATTCATACGAATATCAAAGGCGATGAAGTTCATGCAGTTGTGGGGAATAAATATCATACCGTTAAAGGCGATCACGGACATTACGTTCAATCTGGTAATTACGATATTAAAGTCGAAAGCGGAAAAACAAGATTTGATATTGCTAAAAATTTATCATTATTAAGTCACGATCAAGTAAATATAGATGCGGATGGCGGTACTGGAAGTGTTAATATATCAGCAGCAAATAAAATTATTTTACAGGTTGGTGATTCTTCTATATTACTAGACCAAAATCAAATTATGTTAAAGGTTGGAGATTCCGCTATAATTATTACTGGGAGTGGAATTAATATTCAATCATCAGGGCCAATTGTTACGCTTGGTTCTGAAACGGATATTCAGGGAGGAGGAGTCCACGCTCCTCCTACAACTTTCTCTTAAGGAAAATAAATGGCAGTTACAAGAGCAGATACTCTTACATCCACGATCAAAAAACAAGAATATTTCTCAGATTTTCTTGATAGTTTTGCCATATCGCCTGTTGGTGGTGAACTTGGTAAAGTAGTCAACGAACGTTCTGTGACCCAATCAATCAAAAATTTGATAATGACTTCTCTTGGAGAAAGATTGTTTCAACCAACGGTTGGTTCAAACATTTACAATTCTCTTTTTGAGTTTAATGACAATCTTACTAACGCTTCAATAGAATTTAATATAGCGAACACTTTAAAATATAATGAACCTAGATGCAATTTGATTTCTGTCAACGTCTCTTCGACAGACGATTATAGTTTACAAGTAACTATCACTTACGCTCTTATAAATAATCCTGAACCAATAACAATAAACTTCATGCTTCAAAGAGTGCGATAAATGGCAGCAAATAGCAATCTAACTCTTACATCATTAGATTTTGATACTTTAAAAAACAATTTAATTACGTTCCTAAAAAGTCAAACTACCTTTAAGGATTATAATTTCACAGGATCTAATATGAACGTATTGTTGGACGTAATGTCTTACAATACGTTCCTTAATGCATTTTATCTTAATATGGTCGCTTCTGAAATGTTTCTAGATTCGGCTCAAAAATTAGATTCGGTTATTTCTCACGCCAAAGAATTGAATTATCTACCCAGATCAAATCGTTCCCCAGTTGCTACAATAAGTTTTACCCTAAACACTGCCGACAATAGTAATAACAACACAATTACAAATCCTTTAGTTATACCAAAAGGGACAATTTTTAGTGGTTTAAACGCGAATGGTGGATTTACTTACGTAACGAATGAAGAAACATCTTATCTTTCAACAAATACAGTATATACGATTTCTAATTTACAAATTTATGAAGGTTCTTATGTACAAGATACTTTCGTTGTTGATTATTCTAATCCTTCACAAATATTCACTTTATCAAACCCTTCTATTGATACGACAAGCCTTACTGTTACTGTTAACGAAAACGGAACCAACGCTGTATATACTTACGCGGAAAATCTTTTTGGTTTAAGTAATACTTCCAATGTTTATTTCTTGCAAGCGACGGCAAACCAACAATATCAGATATTATTCGGTGATAATGTGTTTGGTTACAATCCATTGAACGGCGATATAATTTACGCAAAATATAGAACAACTTTTGGTTCGGATGGAAACGGAATAACATCTTTTATGATCGATCAAGATTTAGGTGCGATTAATGGTGGCGTCGGTGTGCCTAGCGTTATAACAACTGTAAGTCCTTCCGTTGGCGGAGCAAACGCAGAAACTATTGAATCGATTAGATTCAACGCTCCTAGATATTTTCAAACTCAAGGAAGATGTGTTACGGCTTCGGATTACAAGTCAACAATACTTCAAAATTTCCCCGAAGTAGAACACGTTAATGTTTTTTCTCTTGAAACTTCTAACAACGTTGTTGAATTTGGAACGGTTTTCGTTTCTATGAGTACGTATACGGGAAATATATTAACAAGTAATAGAAAACAAAATATACAATCTTTTGTCAACAATCTTTCCCCTATAGGAATAAACGTTCAAATTGTGGATCCGGATTACCTTTATATTACGCTGAATTCCACTGTGCACGTTAATTTTTCTAATACTATTTCTACTCCAGCTACAATTATATCCGAAGTGATCTCGACTATAAACGATTACAATGTTTCTAATTTACAAGATTTTAACACGGCATTTAGAATGTCTAGATTAGAAAATCAAATCAATAACGCCGACGTCGGAATACTTAGTAACGAAACTAAAGCGCAATTATATAAAATATTTTCTCCTAATTTAAACGTTCCTAGCTCTATTTCTTGTAATTTTCAGAATTCTATTGAGCCTGGTTCTTTGACAAGTAGTTTGTTGGTTTTAAACGGTCAAAATTATATATTCACGGATTATATACCAGAAGTAGATATGGGTTCTGGTATAGTGTATGAATTGCTACAATCAAGTTCTTCGACCATAAGTTACAACAAAATAGGAACTGTGGATTATACTTCAGGAATTGTAAATATTCAACAAGTTTCTTTCAATAATATTGGAGGCGGTGTTAAAATATATGCAACTCCGACGAATCAAGACTTGTATTGTTATAACAATACAATTATAGAAATTGATACTATTTCTGGATTAACAATAAACACAGTCAGCGGATAAAATGGAAATAGATAAATTTATTTCTCCATTCATTGCTTCGCAATTTCCAAACTTCTATCAAACAGAAGGAACGAATTTTATTGCCTTTATGAAGGCGTATTACGAATGGATGGAATCGGAAAATAACGCAATATATCAAGCTAGATCTTTACTTGATTATAGAGATATTGATTCTACTCTTCCTCAATTTGTCAAATATTTTAAAGACAAATATATGGATTCTATTCCGGAAAATATCAAAGCGGATAAAAAACTTTTATTAAAACATATATTAGAATTGTATCGTTCAAAAGGTAGCACAGAATCATACAAATTACTTTTTAGAATTTTATTCAATGAAGATATTGAAGTTTATATTCCCAATCAATATGTTTTCAAACTATCTGATAATAACTGGATAACTCCGAAATACATAGAAGTTTCCGATAATCCTTATTTGGTAAATCTAATTGGTCAAAAAATTTACTCTTCTTCAACTTTATCAACGGCAGTAGTTGACAATTACTTTACAAAATCTGTTAATAATAAAATTATTAACGTTTTATATTTGATTGGTTTAGAAGGTAATTTTCATTACGGAGAAAAAATTTTTTGTGAAGCGGTCCCTCAAATAACTATAGATACAGC